GCATGTTCGGCGTTACGGCTGCGGAGGCGGTCGCTGCGCTGCCGTTCTCGCGCGGTCTTGCGCTGCCGCTCTGTACGGCGGCTGCCGCGGTCTGCTTGGCGCGCCTGGCAATACTTTCCGCCTGCCGCTGCATGATTTCTCTGTGATGCAGGCTGTAAAAAGCGTCCTCTACAGACAGCGCTCCCGGCGCTGTTCTGCGCACAAATTCGGGATCCTGCAGCTCCCGGTCAAGGTCGAAATCAGGGAAGAGCTCTTTGAGCTGTGCGCCCTGCTGCCGTACCTTGTTGAAGTGCTCCTGGAGCATGGCGTCGCGCTGGGCTTTGGCCTCTGCCTCTCGCTGCTGCTGTTCAAGCTGTTCGGCGTGTACGAGCTGTTTTGCTACGTCCACGTTCACGCCCATCTCAAGCGCCTTGTCCTCATAAAGAGAATCGTCGTCGCCCATAGCCTGCGTGATCGCGTCTACGTCGTAGCTGCCGTCCTCGTTCGGCTTTACACCGTATTTCTCGCCCAGCAGTTTCAGCATCGGGGTCATCTTTTCCATCTGCGCGCTTGCCGCGTTTTTGGCTTCGGTGGCCTTCTTGCCGCGCTCGGACATCATCTGCTCCAGCCGGTCCTTGTTCTCCTGCTTAGAGAAGAAGGCGTCCCATTCGTTGCCGCCGTCATTGGCGGCCTTGGCAGAATCTCCAGCCTGACCATCGGGGCCTCTGTCTCCGATCGGTCCTTGCGGCTTAGTCTGCCCAGGCGCAGGCGCTGCTGCCTGCTTTTTCTCGGTGCGCTTCCTGTGTCTCTCCGCATACTCGCGGGGCACACCCAGCGCCTCCAGAGATAGCGACGCGCGGGGCTCGCGTGACGATCCCTGCTTGTCCCGCCCGGCGTCGGCGGCGTTATCGCCCGATTCGGCCGCTGCTCCTGCACCGTCTCCGCCGTCGCCTCCGGAAGCGCCGTCCGCGAAGAACTGGATGTAGAAAACAGGCAGCCATTTGGTTTTTGCAGACATATTGATCTCCTTTCTTACGTCTTGTTGGGGCTGACGGGGCCCTTTGTCATATGTCTGCTGTGATGATATAAAAAGAGGGTGGGCTTTTTACACCCACCCTTGAAAAGTTTTTTTCAGGTCATCCGTTATACCAGCTGTAGAAGGTTTTGCTGCGTGCACCGTTCCAGATTGTGTGCCAGATCGCCTCGGCCTGCTCATACGTGAGCTCACCGCTGTTGATCTTTCTGACGAGCTGCGCGCCCATCTCATCCTGCTTGACGGAGCCGTTGCCGTCGCCGGCAGCGTCCGCCGCGTTGATGACGCCCACGTAGCTGTCAAGGCTCACGCCCAGAGGCTTTACTTCGTTTTCCCAGCCCTGATACGCGCTCGCCTTCTTGTCACTGTACAGGCTCACGGACTTTTTGAAGCTTTCAAATCCTGAAAGGCTCGCCTGCTGCGTCGGCTTCGGTGCCGGTGTTGAAATCGTCAGCTTCGGCGCCGGAGTCTCTGTCGGCGTTTCCGGTTGTGCATCCGGTTGTGTCTCCGGTTGTGCCTTCTTTTGTGCCTTTGCGGAATAGTCAGAAAAGCTTGTCTTCCATCCCTGAGTATTCCAGATCGCGTCTGCCTGCTCGTCTGTGAGCTCGCCGCTTTGGATCTTTTCATTGAGCCACGGTCCAAGCTCGTCCTGCTTGAGGCTTCCGTTACCGTCCGCGTCAGGTTCCTGGAGTGCCTGCTGCGCGAGCTCTTTTGGCACGCCTTGCCCTGTGAGCTCTTTGACGGCTTCCATACGTTTCCGATCTTTGGTGCTCTCGTAGGTCTTCATCTTCCACTCCGGTTTGAATGCTCCTACCGTCGTGTTCCATACCGCAAACACATCACGGGACAGGTTCGCCGCGGCAAGTCCGGTTGCCTGGCTGAGTGCCTGCATGGTCTTGTAGAGTTTGCCCCAGGTGGTCATGTTGCCGTAGTACGTGGTCTTCGTCGGCTTGTCCAGCGCTTTAATTCTCATAAAGCCAGCGATCTTTTGCACGGGTTCAGGCATGGAATCAAGATTCAGTCGCAGCGTTTCCATCCAGATATTGAATGCGTCGATAAATACCTCAAGCGCGGCGACGCTCATATCCCTGTTTTTATATCCTTGGAGAAGAGACATGGCAGTTCTCAGATACGGCTGCTTCCCGAGAAGATCAAGATCCTGAACGAGGTTGCCCTTCAGCAGATTGCCTTCGCCGAACATGGCCTGGGACCATTTGATGAAGAAGTCCTCCTCGTCGTCATCGTCGCGGAAGGCATCCGCGATGCTCTCCACCACGGCGGAGAATGCCGCGCTGCAGGCGTAGACCGTGAATGCTTTGGCAATATAGCCTTTGCTCCGCTGCCACGCCTCGCCCTTGCCGTACTTCCTCATGTTCATGCGGTACTCCATGCCGGCGTCCATGACCATGTTATAGCTCAGTGTCGGCTCTGCCATGAATGCCGTGAGCGCTTTGGTGTGCATGCTCTTGCCGCGCATCAGCTCCGAGCGCGTCAGCGTGGAGTCCATGACCTGGCTGGAGTAGATGACCTCGCGGAACAGATCCGCCGTCTTCTGCTTGAGCTCTTCGCCCTGCAGTCCGGTCTCCGCTGCGGTCTGCATCTTGCATGCTACCCACAGTCTGCCCCAGGTGAGTCTATCGCCGAGTTCTGCAAGCCCCATGGATTTTTCTACGACCTTATCCTTCCAGCTCTCGTTGTGCTTGATCTGGTCGCGCATGCCGCGAGCAATGTTCGTGTCGTAGTAGCCGAGGCTCTTCCAGACCGCCGTGCCGGAGTATTCCATTGCTTCCTTGTAGGCGTTCTTATTGGTGAATGCCTGCAGCAGGTACTGCGGCTTGATCAGGTAGGACGCGCGCACATAGCTTGTCGGCTGCAGGAATGCCACGCGCAGGTTCGCCGCCACAGCAGCCGCCTTGTAATTGCTTACGAGCTTTGAAAACGGATCTGCCCCTCTGTCGCCGGATTCCGTTACGCCGTTGATATCCTTCATCAGCGTGCGGAAATAGGACAGCGACTTGTCTCCGAATGCCTGCTGCATCGTCGCCTGCATTGTGCGGGTATCGTACTGCCCGTCTCCCAGATCGATGCGCTCCTTGAAGTTGAACCACTTGATCGCGTCAAGGATCGGGAGGCCCATGCCGTTGAGCTTTGCCATGTCGGACATGTGATCGGCAAACACGTCGAAGATGTCCTCCACCACAAGCGCGTTTGTGGCCTTCGGATTCAGGCTCTTGCTTGCAGACAGATTCAGCAGGCGGAACATGCTGTTCTGCTGCGCGTCGGTGTCGCTCATGGGTCTGTCGGTGCTGTCTGTCTTAATCGGGAAATAGGCGTCGCCCTCCGCATAGAAGCGGTAGCCGAAGCGCCGCATGGAGATCTCGTTGCCCCACTCGGAGCCCTGCTCTGCCATGAAGTGCTGGAGCTTCCGCGCTACATCTGCCTGCCGGTCGGTGAGCTTCCCGATGATGTTGGAGATGTCCGTCCCTGTCAGGTGGTAATGCGTGATATCAGCTATCGTGCCCTTCTTGCCCTTGATATCGCCTATCCTCACGCCGCCCTTGTCCATGTGCTTTCTCGCCTGCTCACGGTTGAGGAGCATAGACAGGGACATGATCTGGCCGGTGGTCATCGTGACCTTCCTGCCGTCCTCAAGCTCGATCTCGTGACGCTCCTGCTGCCATTCGCGGACCTCTTTGTCGCTGTAGGTCTTCTCCGTGAAGTCCATGATCTTCTTCACGTTGAATGCCATCTTCTCCCAGCCGCGGGTAAGCGAGTCGAAGATCGCCTTGCCGCCTTCGCCGAAGCGCCGGAAGACATAAAACGGGGTACCATTCTCCCATGCAATAGCACTGAACAATGCGCTATTCTCTGCCTCGCTCGCCTTGCCCAGCTCTTCCATGCTTTCGATGTCTTGGCTCGCCGCCTCGCGCACGCTCTCGAATCTGGCATTCGCCATGAATTTGTTCATGCCGTTGATCGCGGTGCGGAGATTGCTGAGGAAGTTGGACAGGTCCTTGAGCTCTGCTGCGCTCATCTGATTGATGGTGTACTCGCGGTTGTCGCTGAGCGCCGTGGTGATCATCTCGGAAACGCGCCGCAGGAAGTCCATGCTGTCGGGGCTCACGTCGATGTAGCCGCCCAGGTTTTCCTTCATGTCGCCGCCGTTGATGTAGTCCTGCTGATTGCTCAGGATCTGCTGGATCTTCTGGAGATTCGCGGCGAATGCTCTGTCCGCGTTGGTCTCCGCGCCGCCTCGCAGCGCGCGCTTGCTGGTGAAGTCCAGACTTTCAAGGAAAGCGGCCAGCGGTGCCTTGAGCACTTCGGGGACATGCAGCTTGTCGTCGTTCTTGAGCAGCATCTCCCGCAGCTTCCCGGCCTTCTCAAACACCTGCTTGCGGTACTTGGTGGCGCCGGCGGATTCCTCGCGCCGCTCTCTCGCGTTCTGCTGGAGCTCTTTGTAATGGTCCTTAAGCGCCTGAATGTTCTTCGCCGCGCGCTCGCGTTCCTTCGCTCTGGTCTCGACCTCGCGGACAATGCCCTCGGCGCGCACCTGCGCGATGCGGTCCTCCGCCGCGTTCATCAGCGCCCGGTACTGCAGATCCGCGTGCTCAAGCTGCGTGTTCAGATCGTGGACCTGCTGCCAGAGCTTCCCGGCCTCTTCCTTGCTCAGCGCGTTTTCCTCCACGAGCTGCTTGACTCTCGCGTTCAGCGCCTCGTTGCGGCTCTTCTCTTTCAGGTACTCCGCGTCGGCGTAGCGGTCGGGCTCCAGTCTCAGGATCCCGTTCAGCGCGTCCCGCGTGATGCGGTTGGCAAGCTCTTCCGTTGCCTCGCCCATGTACTGGCGATATGGGTTGACCTCCATCGGATCCGCCGCCTGCATGACGCTCGCAAGGATGATCGCCTCTTCGCCTTCGTTGGTAGCGTCCGGGAAATACGTCTTGCCGTACTGGTTCTGCATGTCGGCGTAGAACTGGCTGACGCTCATGTAGTCGTCGCGGTTGATGCTCTTGCTGTCCGCCCGTGCAAGGGTGAACTTTCCGAAATTCTGCCGCCTGAACAGATCGTAGCCGCCCGCTTGGTCCAGCTCGCCGAGGAAATCCGGGGAGATGGTGAGCTTTCTGCCCTTGATCGCACCGCGGATGGTGTCAAGCTGCTCGTCCTCCATGCGGTACTGCTCCGTGGCGTTCTCCAGGATCTCCGCAGCGATGTTCCGCGCACGGCTCTTTACCTCGTCCTCGCTGACTTCCTTTGCCTGCGCAAGGTAATCGCCCAGCGCCTTGATATCCGCGGCCACGCGCTCGAAGTCTGCGATGCTGTTGTGCTCGCGCAGCAGCTGCCGCGCCAGTTTCTTCGCGTCGGCTTCCCGGACCTCCGGCGTCTTGTTGAGCTTGAGCCGGTCCTGCAGTTGCCCGATCGTGGTGTCCTTCTTGGCGATGAGCTTGTTCAGCCCCTTGATCGTGTCGCTCAGGATCTTGTTCTCGCTCTGGAGTCTCGCGTAACTCTGCTCCCTGCCGTTGCGCTCTGCCGCGGTGTCGCCGTCGGTGTCGTCCCAGCGCTGGAACTGGCTTCCGTGGAATTGCGCCACAACAGACCTCTGCGGGACCTTGCCGGTCTTATAGAAGTTTCGGATGTCCTGAATGACTCTGCTGGCCCGGATCTGCCCGCCTTCATAGCTGAGAGTTGTATCCTGGTTTGCCACTCTGGGGATCCAGTAACCTGCGTTTCCGCCAAACTCCACGCGAAGGCCGACAGGTCCATCAGACAGGGAATACTCATCCGGTACAAAAGCTGCATCACGTTGCTGTTTCCACTCGATGAAATCGCGGACAGTCTGCTCCTGCTCAGCCGTAAGAGGCTTTGTCCCACTTAATTGCAGCCCTGCGTCCATATTCAGGTCTGGATCTCCGGCATCAATTCGGATATTGCCGTCGTTTATAAACTGTTCAAGGTAGTCCGCAGACTCAGCATTGAAACCTTTGTGCACGGAAAGGTCTACATTGACGCCATAAACCATGCCGATAGTCCGATGATCATACCGGCGTTCTCCCTTGTGGTCGTCATCCGTGAAGCGCAGCATCTGCCCATTGGGAAGGATGTAACCTGCTTCTGCATAGTCTGTCGTCGTGCCGAAACGCTCGACGGCTTTCTGCTCGGGCTCGGAAAGCTCACCGTCCCAGCGCTGGAACTGCGTCTGTCCCGGATGCCGTGCCTTGTACTTCTCGACGAATTCGTCCACGACGCCCTGCGCCACGGGGAACTGCTGGTGCCCGCCCTCGTAGCTGGTGAGCATGCGCTGGATCTCCTCCATGTTGAAGTCCGGTCTCACCGGCCGCTGGGGAGCTCCCTTGCCGTCGTTGTCGTACATCTTGAAGTCGATCAGCAACTTCCAGTATCCGTCCGTGCTGCCGTCCGCCTTCAGGGAGAAGCTGCCGTCGCCGTTGTTGGTGAGGAGGCGGTAGAACTTCGGCCTCTTCCCGGCCTCAGCGCACATCTGCAGGTACTTCTCGGCGTTCTCTTTGCCGCTCTTGCTGAAGTCCCAGTACTCGTTCGGCATGTAGTTGGAGCATCTCGTCGGCACCTGCCGCCCGCGGTATTCATGCATATGCTCCTTGGGATTGAGCCATTTCTCGTTCTGCTGGTAGGTGTAGTCCTTCGTGGTCGCCGGCAGTCCCATGCCCTTGTACTGGGATTTCTTCCACTGGCTGCGGTGGAAGGGGATGATGAAGTCGATGCGGTCGTCCGCCATCGCCGCCAGCAGCTGCGCGTCGTCGTAGACGCAGCAGATCGTGCCGACGTTCTCAGAGTTGGCGTTGCGGATGCGCATGGCCTCGTCAAAGTTCATGCCTTCCTTGTTGTTGAAGATGAGCTTGCCGTCCTGCACGTCCCATGCGTCGATGCTCAGGTTGATCTTGAGCCCGGTCTTGCCCAGCGCCCATGCGAAGTCCGGCACCTTGGTGTATGCCTGACCGTTGAGCCCGACGCGGCTCATGTCCATGATCACCTGCATGGCGTCGATCAGATGGACGATCTCGAAGTCGGAGAAGCTCTGCATGCGCATACCGCCGTTCTTGTTCTTCTCGGCGATGCTGCCGTCGTTGCGGAAGTGCCGCATGACCTCGCCCTTGTAGGCGCTGCGCATCTGATAGAGCTTCGGCTTCTGCTGGCTGGCGAAGAGGTTCGGATCTCCCGGCCGCAGTGTGCCGTAGTGGTTCCAGAAGTATTCGTACTGCTCGTAGACTTCGGGATGCGTCTGCCGCACCCACTCGATGCCGTCCGGCGTGTTCATCTGCGCCATGTTCGGCGCCCATGCGCCCGGATGGTATTTCTCGTAGAGCTTCAGGAATTCCTTCGTGAACAGGCCCATGCTGGCGCGGCTGCCCTCGACGTAGCACTTGCCGCAGCTTACCTCCAGCCCGGCGTCGTCCATCATCTTGCGGATCTCAAGGATCTCGTTTGCCGTCAGCGCAGTGTTCGCCAGCGCGTTTTGGATTGCAGAGAACGTGCCCGTCAGCAGCCTGCGCTTCTTGCACAGCGTGGTGAAGTCAAAACTGCCGCCGTATTCGGTGTTCCCGACGAAGGAGGAGAGCCCGGTGTCGTCATAGTCGAGTCTGCCCTTGCTGTCGGCGATCATCTTGGCCACGCTGTTGACGGAGTCGATGTAGTCCTTCGCCTTCTTCTGGGAGATTCCCAGCGCTTTCGACAGTTCTTTGGCTGCGTCATCGCGGTCCTGTACATAATCAGACTGCTCCCACGTCCAGCGGGAATACTGCACGTAAGCGGAGCCGTCCTCCTGATCAACCGCGATACCGGCGCCGTCAGCGTCGATTGTCTGCATTTTGGCCTTGCGTTCCGGCGTTGTATCTGCTATACTACTGTCAGAACGTCGAAGTGATGGGCGAGAAACGTTAGTCCTTTCGGGCTGATCCTCTGCCGGGGTAACTTCGGCGTTTGCATTTTCAAATACAAACGTAGAGCCGTCCGGCATAAGAATTCTATGTGTGTGATAATGCGTTTTAGAGGTTTTTGTCAGAGCCACGGCCATATTACCGCGGACGCCGTTTATGACAACCGGGGCAGCAATCGTAATAGAATCTCTGGCCCTGTTTTTATGGTGATCGTGGGCATCGATGATCTTTCCGCGCTTAAGAACTGCCGGAAGCGCCGCAAAAGCCGCTATCTCGCCAGATTCATTTAGATAATTCAATCCGGTATTGATCTGACGCTCATTAAACTCAATAACTCCAATTTCTCGGTTATCCACTTTGAAGCCTGAGCTTTTGAGCCTGTTTACCGCCCACTGGCGCTGTTTTTGAATACCATTCGGTAAATCATTAATCTGAAGCGTCGTTGCAGGATTCATGCTGTTCAGTATTCCAGCGTTCGCTTGAATCTGTTGCTTGATGCTCACAGTCTCAGCATCGTCAAACCTCTGGAACTGCACGCCGCCATTCTGGGCGGCGTTTCTTTCTGCCTCGATGCGCTGCCGCATTTCTTCCTTTGACGGAGTGGGCTGCGCAGTCGTGGTGCGTATGTATTCATCCAGGTCAATCGTGTTATCCTCGGAATAGCTCTTGCCCATCTTCCATGGCAGATCCTCCTCGAAGCCGTGCTCTCTGGCGTAGCGCCTCGCGTCCGCCTCGCTGATCGCGCCCACGATTCTCATGCCACCGGTGATAAACCAATGCTGCCGCGCTTCTGCTCCGCTGTTGGTCTGGTAAGAATACCAGCCCTTTTCCGGAAGATGCTCGCGTATATCTTTGGTGATGTGGCTGTAGGCTTCCTGGTTATAGTCCTGGTCCACGGGGTACTCGATCAAATACCATTGCTGGTTTGGCCTACGCGTGTCAATGCTGGAGGATCCTTTGCTCTTGGACCCGATGTGCGCCATAGAAGGAATATCAACAGCGTGGATGCCGGGACGGAGGGCAAAGGTGCTCACACCGCCAGACCCGTTGATGCCGACGTTGTGTACGCTCTTGCTGCCGTCGGCGTACTGGTCAATGACCATCCAGCGTTTATTTTCCTCCGTGGCCTTGTTGACTGCCGCTTTGCCGGGAAGTCCACGGAAAGATCCTTTTTCCTTGCGGACCGGGATGCGGCTCTTTTCGTCTGCCACGTCATTCTCGTCTACCAGGTAAGCATAGCCGGGTTCCAGCTTAATGAGGTTTTCCATCTTCGGGGAATCCGCCGCGTACCACTGGCCCAGCTCATAAGGCTTTGCCGCGTCAATGAACATAGCATGCGGGAGACCGTTTTCGTCCGTGTTCATCAGCTTGAAACCATACTGCACTTTCTTCGGTTCCTCGCCGGTCCATATCTGGTTTTGCGTCTCAGACTCAGCGATGGCAGGCGCGTTATTCTCTGCTGCAGCTTCTGCAATGGCCTTGGTCTGATTGACCGTATACTCCGTGTTGTAGCTCTGCGCGGCTGCCTCGATGCCCTTGTCCCACAGCTCCTGGATCTGGTCAAGGCTGCCCTCCACGGCGCGCAGGGAATCGTAGATCGCGCCCTGGCTGGTGTCCACCTCGGCAAAGGCGTCCTTGATCTTGTTGCTCCAGTCCTCAATGAAGTCCCTGATCCTCTCGGCCAGGTTCATGTTCTGGCGTGCCAGCTTGGTGATGGCCTTGCTGTCCAGAAGCATCGTCTGGCAGGCGTTCGCCACAACCTCGTCAAGCGCCTGCTCATAGCTCAGGCTGCGGCCCTTCTCCCAGCGCTGCTGCTGCTGGACAAGCCGGTTCAGCTCCTGCGGATCTGCCTTGAGAATTTCGGAGACGATGAAGTCCTTGAGCTCGCGGTACTGCTCCTTCGCGTACTCCTGCATCCAGTGCGTCAGCTCGTGCGACAGGGAAGCTGCTGCCATTGTCTGGTTAAAGTTCCCCACGCCCATGCCGGCGTTGATGTTGATGTACACGACGCCGCCCCTGTCATAAGCGCCGCCCATGCCGGGGTCCGCGCTGATGAACACATAGTCCAGGTTGACAGCATCGGCAAGGTGCTCGACCATCGCCGTGATCTTCTTCTGCTGCCGGGTGAGCTTCGCCGGGTCCACGCCGTCGTACTTGACACCGTCCACGGTGCCGCCGGAATAGGAGACCGTGCCCTTCTTACGCTGGATGGTCTTCCTGCCTTCCAGCTCCGCCTTCCTGCGTCTCAGCTCGGTGACGGTCTTCTGCAGCCCCTGGATGTTCTTCTTCTGCTGCATGGCCGCGTCGTAAGCGGCCTTGTACGCCTCGGTCTGTGCGGCCTTGGGATTGGCCTTGACCATCGCCTCCAGATTCGCCACGGTCTGGTTGATCGTGTCCACGGCGCGCTGGCTGGCTCTGTTCGCCACGTCGATTGCCGTGTCCATCTCCGCGAGCGCCTGCGCCGTCACGGTCTGGCCCTTCATGATCGCCGCGGCCTGCTCCTGTACCTCTTTGGTGGTGTCTATCGCTTTCTGCTCGTCCTTGAGGGTCTGCTCCCGCTGCTCGTTGCCGATCTCCTGCGCGAGCTTGACCTGCTCGTCGGTGAGATAGCCCACGATATCGGCCACTTTGCCGTCCCGCGCGTCCTGCACGATCTTGGCAAGATCCGCGCCGTTGGCAGCATAGAGGAATGCCGCCTTCTGCATGGCTGCGGAGTAGCGCGCCGCGTCCTGCTTGCCGTCGTAGGCTTTCACAGCCGCGTCGATATGCGTCCCCAGAGGCGCGAGGTTTGCCTCCAGCGTGGCTCTGCCTTCCTCGGTCTCCACGTTCACGGGACCGGTCATGTCGGTCTGCACGTTCGCGCCTGCGGCCCACGCGCGGGAGATCTGATTGAAGGTGAGTCCGCGGCCCTCCATCTCCAGCATGACGTCCGGAAGCTTCTGCCCGCTCTCGCCTGCTTTGTAGGCGTCCCGCATGCCGAGGATCTTGTCGGTGATCCCGGCGTTTCCTTCGTTGACAATCCCGGTCAGACTCGCGTGCTCGTCCTCCGTGAGATCGATACCATCATTGGAAAACACCGTCGTCAGCAGCTCGCCGTTGCGCTTGTCCTGTACAGCGCCAATATATTCCCCCGTCTCTCCCTGATTGCGAATGATATCATAGAGCTGTGCGGCCTGATCCTGGTTGAGCTGCACGGCTCCGTTTTTGTCTCTCTGCGCGTTCTGCTCAATCTGTTCTATCGCTTTGGCGTATGTTTCGCCGCCGCTCTTTTTCGCAGAGTCAAGCAGCACCTGAGAATCGCCTTTGAACGATTTATTCCCCCGGATGGTCTGCAAGCTGTTCTGAGCGGCAACCTGCCCGCCGCCCAGCAATCCGCCAACGACAGCGCCGCCGGTGAACTCCTGCGCGGAAGTCCAGGGATTGAAGATCGCCTCCGTGTCGTTCGGGTCCAGCGAAGCAATGGCCGCACCTGTAGCCGGAGCCTTGACGCCGCGCTCGAAAACGCCCTGCGCAACTTCCTCCAGTCCTTCGCCGAGTACACTGTCCTTGAACCATTCCACGACAGCCTTCTTGCCGCCCTGTTCTTCAAGCTGCTGCAGCCGCATCGGGAAAGTCTGAATGCCGCCCAGAGTCTCGTCGCCGCCGCCGACTTCGATCACAGCGTTGAAAAAACCGTTTATCATGGTGTAGATCGCCGCGTCACTCGGAGACATGCCGGATTCTGCCGCGCTTTCCGAACTGTCTCCGATCGCCTGGACATAAGAAGTCCAGAACTGCGGATTCTGCATCATTTTGCTCATAGACTGCTGTGCCATCATCCCGACAGCATCCAGTCCTTTCGCGGCCTGCAATCCGGAAAGATACTGCAAGCCCGCCGTGGTTGCCGTTGCGCCTGCCTTTGCTGCGGCGTAAGGTGCCGTCATCAGTGCCTCCAGCGCCATCGGCACTGCTGCCACAAAGGAAGTGCCGAATTCGTCCACGATCTGAGCCGCCCTGCTGCTGTTGGCATTGGCGGCAAAAACTTCCTCGTTGTGCGCTTTGGTCTCTTTCAGCGTCTCATACCAGTTTGTGAGCAGGTTCCCATTGTTCTCCACCTGCTTGATGTTTGCCCCGGTGAGGCTGTTCACGCCGCCGATAATGCCGTTGATCGTCTCAACTCCGAGATTGTGGATCTCTTCTGCGGCGCCGCCGAAAAGCCAGTTGAGGCCGCCTACCATGCTCGTTGAGAACTGGTCAGCGCCCTTGTAAGCCGCGCCCCTGACGATCTCTCCCCAGTCGGTTTTCTTGCCGGTGACCTTGCTGCTGTCCACGCCGAGCAGACTGTCGATCCGCTTCTGTGCCTGGGTCCTCTGATCATTTGCTGCCGCCATGCCTGCCTGATAGCTGCCTTCTGCCATCCCTTCCCGCAGGTAGGACCGGTTCCCGCGCCCGTTGGTCGCCTCTTTCAAAGCCTCCTCATATCGGCGCTGCTGCGTATCGACATAGTTGTTCCACATGTTGACCACGCGCTGATTCTGCACGGCGTCATACAGTTCCGGGTTTTCCTGCTGGATCGCCTGCTCCGCGTCCCTCCATGTAGCATTCTGAGCAGGAGCCTGATACTTCCCCTGCTCACGCTGCTTGTTGTATTTATCGAAGTAACCCATGCTCCGTCCTCCTTATCAGCGGCCCGTCTTCTTCTTTTTCATTTTTTGGATCTTTTCCGCTGCTTTTGCTGCTGATAATGTGCTGGTGTTGCTTGTCGCCTTCTTTATCACGTTCGTCGCGTGATCTTGCGTCCAAAGTATGTCGGCCGCTGTCTGACCGGTCGCATACTGATTCTGCGTAATAGCTCCGCTCCTGTACATATCCCGGAGATCGTTCACGGTATTCTGATACCCGTAGTCTTTGTACTGCTGCTGAGACTCTGTCCAAATATCTCCGCTATACTGATCAGCATACGGATTCACGCCTCCGCCGCCGGAGCTTCTGCCTCCGCCTCCGCCTCCGCTGCCGCCGGAGGATCCGCCGCCGCTGCCGACACCGGAATTGTAGGTGCTCCACTCCTTGAGCGCCATGCTGCGCTCGTCCAGGTTGGCGCCGCGCTGATACTCTGCAGCAAGCGCATCCGCCGCCGCTCTGGACATGCCCGCCGCCTGGAGCTCGTAGTCGCTGGGCACGTAGCCGCTGGCCTTGATCGCCGCGTAAAGGTTGGCATAAGCGTCCTGCTGCCTGTTGTAAGCAGTCGCCTCGGCCGCCGTCCGCCTCTTGTAGTCCTCGGCTTCCAGCTGCGCGGCATAGGCTCTCTCTCCCTCCCAGTCGCCAAGGGCATCCCGGTACCTGCCGTACTCCTGATCTCGCAGATCTCCAAGCATACCGTACTGTTTCATGAGCGCGTCGCCCTGGTCCTGGTACTGCTGATATGCCATGTTGTAGAGCTGCGGGACCACTTCTCCGAGATTCTGCAGATAGGCGTCGTATGCCTGCTGCCCCACCTGCTGGCCGTAGGTATTGCCGTAGCCGCCGGTGAGCGCCGCGGCCTGCCCCATGGTGTCACGCATGGCCATCTTGCCGCCCTGGATATACTGGTCCTTGTAGCTCTGGTAAAGCGGATCATTCGCGGCGTCATAGGAAAATGGAGTCCTGTTGCTGATCTTGTCGTACAACTCGCTCATCTGCCCGCCGTAGCTGTCCGCATAGGTTGGCTTCGCCGTTTGCGGATTGTTTGCCATGTACTGCTCATAGAGACTGGGGCCGACGTTCTGATATCGTTTTTCCTGCCCGTCAAAGACAAACGCCATTGTCATTCACTCCTTTCAAGCGTTATATAATCGGGGTACTGGTCTGCCAGCAGCTCCAGTCCCCCGGCGATGGTCTCCAGCATGACAGCGCAGTGGTCTCTCCCATGCAGGCCGCTCGGCCTGCACTTCACGTCCATGATCCCGTTGCCAGGGTCGGTGACGATCTCTGCGTTGTAGTCCTCCTCGCCCGCTGCCAGCAGCATCGCAAAGCCCAGCGCGGAGATCCCGGCGCATACCAGATCCTCGCCCTTCGGTGCGCTGCCGGCATGACCTTCGATGCGAAGGTGAAAGCCATTTGGCTCATAAAGCACCCGCGTCATGAGTTCACCTCCGTGGTCTTATTGCTTCTCTCCCTGGCGTTCTTCGTGATGCCGCTCTCTTCCTCGCCCGGCATCTCTGCAGGCGCTTCCGCCGCCGCTGCCGTCGGTGCCTGAATGCCCAGACTCGGCGCAAGCTGTGCGACCATCCCGGCGTTCTGCGGCTCATAGCGCTGCGCAAGGCCCATTGCCATCATCGCCATTGCCTGCAGCTGCTGGAACAGGTTGCCGTTGACGGACAGCTTCTGCATCAGCTCGTCCTTGCCCTCGAAGTCCATCATGTCCAGACAGACAAGCGCCGGCGCCGCCTGCTGCGGGGCGAAGAATCCCATGTTGTACAGCTGCAGTGCGAGCTCGTTCTGGCTTGCCCTGGTGTAGGCGTTGCGCTTCTGGACCTTGACCTTGATATCGAATACGGGCAGTCTGTAGCCCATGTCCTCCATCCCGATCATGAACGGCTGCCGCACCATCCCGGCGTTCGAGATCTCGGCAAACTGCTCCTGCCCGTTCTCGCCCTGGATGCGGAAGATGCGCGGCAGGTCGTAGAACTGGCGTATAAGCTCGACGCACATATCGACCACTTCGCCGTATGCCCGGTAGCTGGATCTCACGGCGTCGCGGCTGGTCTTGCCGCTTGCCTCCTGCAGCGCCGCGATTGCGGAGGCTGCCGTCACGCCGCTTGTGCTCACGCCGTTGGAGCTCTCCGTGTTGCCGGAGGTCTCGCGCAGCTCTGAGACCTTGTTCTGATAGAATCCCAGGTAATTCCCGGCCAGCGGCACATAATCGATTGGTCTGATCCCGGTGTCGTCCAGGCGTCCGGTCACGTTCACGAACGTGTTGTTGACGTTCTTGTACTCGTCCTCGTTGACGCTTGAGCCCGCCTGCTTAAAGTATCTCGGGTTCGCGCCGTTCATCGCGTTCTTGAGAAACGCAGTGTCCAGCAGGTCAAGCTGAATCTGCGGGTTCATGCTGATATCTACGTAGCCGTAGCCGCAGGGGCTGCCCTCAATCGGCCACAGCGCGTCAAACACAAAGGGGTAAAGCCCGTGGTCGTACAGCCCGACGTGCTCAGGCTCCGCCATTGCCTCCTGCATCTGTCCGCCGATGCCGGCGGCGGGATCGATGCCGTTGGCGCTCAGCTCCTGCGCCACCATATCCAACTCGTCGGCTCTCTGCGCTCGCTCCTGTGCCTGCTGTACGGCGTCATTCTCCGTGGACGCGAGGATCTGGTCCCCGACGTATTTGCAGTAGTGCAGCACGTCCTTGCCGTTCTCGCGCTGCTTGTAGTACACGTCGATCACCGCACTCTTGCCGTCGGTGCTCACCGTGTCGTCATAGCGGAAGCGCGTGAAAGTCTCCTTCATTCCCTTGAGCTTGTCCTTGAGCTGCGGGTACTGCGCCTCAAGGACCTCGTTGTCCTGCAGCTCTACGTGGAACACATAGCGGGATCTCTGAATGTCTGTGATCCCCGGCTCCCAGAAGATACTCAGCAGGTCCACGCGCCGGATGCTGATATCTCCGAGTCCGTTGAGCTTGTCCGGATCCCACGTCACCTGATAGACGCCGGTCCCGGTCTTGAGCTTCTGCCACATGTTGGCGTCGTATACGCTCTCAAACTGTGCCTGCTCCAGCACCACCGGCAGCACCGCCGACAGCGTGCGCGCCTGCTGTCTGTCGTTCGGCTCACGCGGCAGCACGATCGGCTCCGGATAGTTCTCCATCGCGTCGGCGTGCTTCGAGATGATCACGTTGTGCAGCCATGCGCTCTTTGCCCGGAAGGAATCGTCCCAGCCGATGGCGTTGTGCTTCAGTGCCTCCGCCTCGTTGCGGAGCTTCCACCAGTTTTCTGCCTCCACCACGCGCTGCTCCAGACGTTTCTTCCCGGCCTTGTACTTCTCAAGGATCTTGTCAAACTCGCGCAGCCGCTTCTCGTCCACCGGCAGCACGGTCTCCGCCATTGTCAGATCGGCATTCAGGCCGATGCTCTGTCTTCCCTCGTCCATAGTCTCCTCCTATTTCGTAAACTGATTCAGCGGGTCGCTCATGATCACGCGCTTCGGCGTCGCCCGGATCGGCTTGACCGGCTGTGTCATGCACATATAGCGCCACTCGTCGGCGATGTGGTCCTCAAGGCTGGTGTCCAGATCCTCGGGATGGTGTTTGTCGTACATCATGAGCGGGATCGTCCGGATGAAGCCCTTGCAGCCCTCGAAGACGTACATCCTGGCATAGCCCTCGTCGTCGAACTGCAGGCGGTAATGGCACTGCATCCAGCCCGGAATCCGCTCGTGGTCTCCGGGGATGAAGTCGATCCCGTAGTGCATGGCCGTGTCCGCGATGCTCTCGCCGCGGCTCGCGTCCCAGATCGCCGGATCCGCCACGCCCTCGATCCTCTTGCCCCGCAGCCACGGGTGTTCTCTCTCAATCTCCGCGATGCGCTTGAACTGCTGGTCAGGCGTCCATCTCAGGCCCTCGTTTGGCGTCTCTGTGCAGCCGTACAGCTCAAGGATGCGGTAGAATACCCCGTCATAGTCCACGGCCCACCACGCGCAGGAGAAGGGCTTCCCGTAGCCGAAGTCATAGCTTCTGTAGATCGTCCAGTGTCGCGGCTCTCCGCGGCTCAGATCGATCTCCGGGATGACGTGGCACCATCTGTGCGTCTGCCGCAGCTCGTCGGCCGAGAGCTTGCAGCCGTGCTTCTCGGCCTCCACCAGATCAGGCACCGCGCGGAAGTCCTCGAAGAACTGCCCCTCGAAGATCTCCCAGTTGCCGTACAGCCACGCCTCCCGCTGCTTTGGCGGCAGCGCGTTCAGCTGGTCCAGATACTCAGGATGGGACCGCATCAGCGCCGTGTTGTCGGTGACAAGGCTCTGGATGAAGACATATTCCTCCGGCTTCTCGTTCTCCTTGAAGATCCTGTCGATGAACAGGCGCTTGACCCAGCCGTGCCCCTCGCCGCCGGGATTGCAGGTCAGGTAGATCCGCTTCGGGAAATCGTTCACGCCGCGGACGCATGCCTTGAGAATATCGAAGCGCTGTTCCGGGTGCTGCGTCGCCTCATCCAGGAAGAGCACGTCGACCTCGGTGCCCTGGAAGCGTGCCTCATCGCTCTCTGTCTCCAGATAGCGGAAGAGGATCGTGCTGCCGTTCGGGAAGCTGATCTTCTTCTCGCTGTCGTTGTATTTGGCCAGCGCGTCAGACTGCCCGCAGCGCAGCATCTGACGCAGTTGCTTGATGTGGTTCTCCCTGAGCTCCGGGTACGTCTTGCGGATGATGCAGCAGACGATTCCCGGGTACTTGTAGCACAGCAGCACGGCCTTCACTCTCACGGCCCAGCTCTTGCCGCCTCCGCGTGCTCCGCCGTAGCCGACGTACTTGTGCCGCTCGGCAAGGAAGAGCGCCTGCTTCGCGCTCGGCTTCGGGATCAGCAGCTCAGGCATCAGTCCTCGCCCCCTTCGGTATCGATGAAGCGCACGGTCACGGTCCTGCTCGCTGCGTCCTCGGCCTTGGTCTCGGCCCTGAGCTTCTCGATCCTTGCCCGCTGCTCTTCGCGGTCCAGATCATCCTTCGTGACCTGCCGTATGCTCTTCAAGGCGCTGGTCAGCTCCTGGATCGTCCTGGAGCTGATATCATCGCCGTCTTTCTCCAGTCTCTGCAGCACGCAGCGCAGCAGGCTGTGTGCTGCGTCCTCTATCTGCTCCTGAAACGTCAGCCTCGGTGCCTTTTGCTCAGTGCAATTTTGCTCGGTGCCATTTTCGGTGCCATTTGGTGCTATTTCGGCAGCGAGCTTTTTCAGGCGCTCGATCTTCGGCTTTCCCTTCACCCACTTCTGCCGGGATGACGCCTTCTTTAGCGTGTCTATGCTGATATCGTGTCTCTCGGCCAGTGCCTGCAGGCTTGCGCCCTTCTCGTACTCTTGACGGATCTCTGTCCAGTCCCGGTGCTTGCCCACCTCCTTCACCTCCATTTGCTTTGTGTCATGATATAAAAACAGGGCGGGCTTTTTACACCCACCCTGCAAAAGTTATTCAGTTGCTGCCTGCCGCAGCCAGTCGAGCCAATCTTCTGCGCTGTTGCCGTATCCGTCCCCCGTGCAATTACAGCTTAGCCACTCAGCCAGCTCCTCGTTCGTCATGGCGCGTATGCGGTCGGCGTTGGTTCGCTTTAGTTTGTCGTTGACAATGACAGGGACATAAGCAACATTGCCGCTTCCTTGAAATGTCGTGTCGTTCATCTCTCGCCCTCCTCTGCCTCCTTGGCGTTAAAGAACAGATTCATAATTACAACAAATGTGTTGCGTTCGTCACCCATCGGACGATTGCCATTTCGCTCTTTCCATGATTTTGTACACTCAGGGCAATACAGAGCTGAACCACAACTTCCCCAGCCACTATGAATTAAGTCTGCAGTATCTTGTATTCTTTTATTCGATAGTTTCTGATGATTTCCGCAACAAGAACACATTACATCAATATACATGCTTCGGCCCCACTTTCTTTTTCACGCATCCACGCTTCCCACGAAGCCGCCTGTTGCAGTAGATGCTCCTGATACTTTTCGTCAGTTTTTTCAATGAAATGCCTGTCGATGTAACACCCGACTATCGTGCCGTCCTTGTCCTCATACTGGAAAGGGCTGTCCCATCCGTCACCGAACAAGCCACACGCTTCGCCCCTGTCTGATTCATTATTCCAGCTTGTAAACAACGGGCAACCAGCGCACTTCATGTCTCGCCCTCCTCTGCCTCAAAGCGGATGAACGCAAGCGGCACGATTTTCTGAGAATCAGGTAGGCAAATGTCCCTACGTACAAATTTGATAGCATCGTCAAGCACTTCTTGATTGATCGGATAATACTGGCTCTGAGTCATCGTAATGCTTCCAATGCCGATCGTTCGGTCGGTGTTTTCATAGCAATAGGTTAATAAATATTTTTTGCTTTTCACTCTCATTCCTCCTCATACTTGCACCTGAGCAGCAGCTTCGCCCAGGGGCACAGTTTCCAGTCGCCGGCGCAGTACTTGCGGATCTGCCCGCGCATCGCCTTCCCGTCGGAAAAGTGGCTCTTGATCGAGCTGCCCGGCGGCATGCTCTCGCAGGTCAGATGACAGGTCTGACTGTCGTGCCGCATGTAAAACGGGCACTGGATAACCTCGCTGCCGTAATTCCCCAACCCCCAGCCCCTCCTTTACTTGCTTCTCGCCTCTTGGATTCTCTCCTGCAGGCGTTCGATCTTCATGTCCATCATGGCGCTGACCTCGTCGTTGATGTTGAAGATGTATCTGATCTGCTCCATCATGATCGTGACGTCGGCGACCTCTTCGGCGATAGCCTCGGTGTTCTGCTGCCCGCGGAAGAGCTTGCAGATCTCTTTGGTCAGCTCGTCCATCTCTTCGATGGCGATAATGAGCTGGTTTTCCATGCCGTAGGTGCACAGCGCCTTGCTGTACACCTGCTTGCGTTCCTCATAGCCGATCCTGTTAGCCATGATACTCGCCCTCCTGGTATCTCGTGCCGCCGAACACAGCAGCAAAGCCTCCGGTGAGATCGTCGTAGCCGTCCTCGTGAAACTCGTCGTCATCTCTGGCGAACGGATCCTCGTCAAGCTTGACCTCTTCGCCCTGGACCGTCTCCACGGGCGGCTCCTTCGCCTGCATCCACCGGCAGAGATCCCCGGCGCCGCGGAGGAAGCCGTAACCGGCCAGCCCTGCAAGGATGCCGAAGAAGACTTTGTCCTCGATCCTGTGCGCGCCGACAAGGATCAGCGCCAGCATAACCGCCATGACAAGCGTGATAAAAAGCGATTTGTTTCTGCTCATGATGTTTTCCTCCTGATTCTTCGGCTGGCTCCTGTTGCCAGCACGTCGTCGATCATCCGATCTTTCGCGTTTTGCTCATATCTCGCAAGCTTCGCCTCGCGCTCTGCCAACCACTTCTCGCAGTTGGCAGAGCATCCGGGATGCCTCCCTGGGCAGTCTCGCTTGCATACGGTGTTCAACCGCATCAGCTCACCCCCAGCTCTTTGCAGAAGCGCTCAAGGCTGGCGTACTGATCGTCGCTGACCTCATGCTTCCTGCCGGCGGAGACGAATTCCTCCGTCTTGCTCCTGGGCCTGTTCCGGTTCCCCAGCCGGTCGAACACAATCCCGGCGTAGTTGCTGCTCATGCTGACGCTGATGATATCAGCAACAGCCTCGTCACCGTACTGCTCCGCGTTCTTGCGGATCTGAGACAGCAGGCTCTTGTACCCGGTTTCCTTGTAGCCGTCGCGCTTCTCGATCTTGTACCGGGTCCATGCCATCACAGCCTGCCTCAGCTGCTCGCTGTGCTTCCCAAGGGCATCCTGGATCATTTCCTCGCATCTTGCGCGAGTGAACGGCTTTTGGGAAGGGGGAGGGGGACAAGGTATAGAACATTCGTTCTCTACCTCGTTCTCTTTCTCGTTCTCTTTCTCGTTCTCTTTCTCGTTCTCTTTCTCGCTTGCGGTTTGCTTCGGTTTTGCTTGCGGTTTGCTTGCGGTTTCCTCTCGCTTGCCTTTTGCTTCCGCCATCCCGCCGCGCTTGCCGTTCTCCGCTTTCTTTTTGCTTGAGTCGAGGTTCGGTTTCGCCATCTCAAAGAACAAAGCAACAGAGTCCGCTGCTTTATTGAGATCCGGTTCCTCTCCGTATAGAGCGTAGTTGACCAGCGCGTCGTAGGCAGCGCAGCGATCTGATGGCTTGCGAATATTCCTGATCGCTTTTGCAAAGGACTCGTAGAAGGTGAATTGCTTCCGGTCCACGTTTCACGCCTCCTGTCAGAACGGCAGCTCTCCGTCTGCTTCCGCGTTTATATCGACCCACATCCCGGCCTGCTGCCCGCTGTACTGCTGGGCCTGCCTCTGCTGTCCCTCGCGCCCGGTGAAGGGATTGCCGTCGCCCGGGCCTTCCATCACGTTCATCTCCGGTCCGGGGTAGACGTTCTGTGCCTGATCCACCTGCCTGTAGCCGCTCTGCTGGCCGCTGGCTGCGTTCTGGCTCCGGGTTGTCCCGGTATACCCCTGCTGCCCGTAGCCTTGCGCGTAGCCCTGCTGGCTGTCGTCCCGCCTGCTCTCGCCGAAGTAGGTGTGCTCGGTCAGGATCTCCCATGCGGTCCTGTTGTTGCCGTCGCGATCCTGCCACTTCCTGCTCTGCAGGCGGCCCTCCACGACGATCATGCTTCCCTTATGAAAGTACTTGTTCACGAACTCTGCGCCCTGCCTCCAGGATACGCATTCGATGAAGTCGGTCTGCTTCTCGCCGCCCTGCTGGTAGTCACGGTCCACGGCCACGGTGAAACTGGCCACGGGGATCTGGCTTTGGGTGTATCGAAGCTCGGGATCGCGCGTCAGGCGTCCCATTATTATGATATGATTCAGCACGTTTATTCCTCCAAATAGTTTTTGCCAAACTCCCGGATAAAGTCCTCGGTTGTCCAGCCCTGTTCCTTCATGACCTTGCGCTGGCCGTATTGCCTTACGTAGCGCATGGCGTCGGCGTTGTGGTGCACAGCGTTCTTGCCGAAGATGTGGCACTCCGAGTGGCAGAGATACACCACAAGCCCGTATTCCTCGCTCTTATCACGGTAGGCGCCGCCGAATATGTGGTGGCGGTCCAGCGGATCCGCGCTGCCGTTTCGTCCGCAAAGGAAACACTCTTTCATTCTCAGCGTCCCTTCCAGCTCTCCAGCAGGCTCTGAACGTCGCCGGGATCCTTGGTCTCGATGCCCAGCGCCTGCGCGTCCTGGATCAGCCTGTCCAGCAGCAGCGTCATCTCCTGCCGGTTGTAGTCGCTGCTGCCGTAAACGCAGCGGAGGATCACAAATCCGGGAGTATCAGATGGAAACTGCTCGCACTGTCGGCCGAGATGACCTTCCTCCCAGCTCTTGATAAACGCCGGGGCCGCCTCCGCCGCGCAGCTCAGGAAGGTTGCCTCGATATCCGGCAGGTTCCTTACGGCCTGCCGGTATACCGTGATGGGCTCCGTCGCCCGCTCTTTGGAAAGCTCCGCCGCGATCTTGTGAATCAGCGTCCAGGCATAAGCGTTCGCGTTCAGGCTGCGCTTTTCCTTGTGCGGGGCAATATCGTAGCTCTTGCCTTCCTGGAGCTCATACGCTGCGTGCAATCCCTCTCGGGGGCTGCATTTGATGTGCAGCTCCCCGTCGGCGTAGCGCACGCTCTCGGCGGTGACTGTTACCTGCTTCATTTCGGCATACAGTCAAGGCACAGGACCTCTCCGAACAGCTGCATGCTCTTCTCCGCATGCGCTCTCAGGGAGACCGGCCGCCCATTGGAGTCGTTGTAGGGCACGAGCTTCTTCCCGCAGTGCGCGCAGGTGAAGTAGGGCGTCGGCTGAGGATTCTGCGGTGCCTGCTGCCGTCTCTGCGGCGGTGGAGGGGACTGCGGGCCCTGAGGAATCGGTGGCAGGTTTTCCGTGCTCTCCTGTTCCCTGCTCGCCGTGTACTTCGTTGGATCGCAGCCCATGTACACATCAGCGCCCATGCCCAGTGCCTTTGCCGCCACGCTAATCGCGTCGGAAAGGGCTTTCTTGAAACAGTCATCGTCTGTATAGAGTCCGTTGCGCTCTTTGGCAATGAACGTGTTCCCGCCGATGCCTGGGATAGGCTGCGAAACGGTGTCTCCCCACTTGTAATAGAGGTCGATATCAACAAAGGCTTTGACCTCCTCGCCCGCGCCTTTCTGGAGGCGCTGGTCTTTAATGACGTACCACCAGCCGATTCCGCAAGGCCCGAAAACCTCTGTCAGTGTCTCAATGCGCCACATCGGGGAGATGTCCGTCTTGCCTTTCATTCTGCCGGAATCTATCTGCTTCTTTGCGTAGTCCGGCACAGCCCTTATGTTGTCGTATATCTCCTTATTGTTCATTTCCAGCCCAGCTCCTTTTTCAAGTAATAGACATCCAGAAGATGTCTAAATATATCGAACCATTTGCGCGTGTCCGCCACGCTTCGTTCCTCGAAGCCTTCTGTGGCGTCCCTGCCCACGCGCAGGATCCTTGTCTCGGCTACCTCGTAGCCGTTTTCCCGCAGCAGCTCCGCGTAAGCCGCGAGTTGCACGAAGTATTCCTCATAGATTGCCTTCCCCGTTTTGAAATCTAACAAGGTCGGCTTCCCGTCCAGCTTGCAGTAGCAGTCTATCGTCCCGCCGTACTTCATCCGGTCACTGACGAAGGGGACCTCACAGTGGATGGGCTCGATCTTGTGGCGGCCCTTCCACTCGAAGAAGGAAATCAGCGCGTTCTCAGCGAGATCGATCTGGATGGGGGAATACTGCGCCTGATCGATTTCCTCGCCCTGCAGATCCGCCTGGATCATCGCGTGCGCAAGCGTCCCGGTCTTCGCCGCCTCGTCGGTGTAGGTGCTGCTGTCGATCCCCTCAAGGCCCAGGTTGTTCGCCCACTTCACGAGATAGGGCTTATTCAAAAGCCCTGTGATCGTCGTCGCGCCGGGGACGATCTTCCCGTCACTGGTCTTGTAGCGGCGATGTGCCTTTGCGATGTACTTGATTTTGTCCTTGCTCATGTGTTATAATTACCTCGCTTCCAAATCCTTTGCCGCTTTCCCGTCTTGCCCGCGGGAGGGCGGCATTTCTTATACGCTGATCTGCCGGGCGAGATCCGCCTTCGAGACCAGCTTCGTCGTGGCGTTGAACTTGATCTTATTCGCCACCGTCGTCCTGTGGCAGCCGATGAACTGTGCCACTTCCTTCTGATTGAGCATCCCCTTGTCGGGGAACATCTCATTCAACATTACCATGTTGTCGTGAAATCCTTGCTTCTCACGGCTCATGCTTCTCGGCCTCCTGTTCCTTCTGCTGTTTCTGCAGTTCCAGGAGCATGCCCGCTCCGTCGATCTTGTCATAGATCCGCTCCCGGAGCTCAACCGGCAGCTCCGCCAGCTTCTTGACGTACATCCTCTCCTTGTCACTCATAATGTCGCCTCCTTTACCAATACGGATAATAATTATAGAAATCTGGTTCTGCCCCGAAGATGCGCTTGTTGTTGCACCATCTCTGCATTTTCTTCAATGCTGTCGGTGCGTGGGGCTTGTCGTAGATCATCAGATACGGGTCAAAATGCATCTCAGCTACGGAGTAGATGCGAAACAGCGCCCTCTCAACGTGTTCTCTGAGCGTGCAGCTCTCATAATTCGTCAGGATATATACGGTGCCGTATCTGCCCTTTGGCTTATGATTGGCCCTTTCGGTGTACCGCTTGAAGCTCTCACGCAGGTCTTGCTGTGGGTTGTCCCAGGCAAAATGAACGTTTTTGAGCTTCATGGCGTTTATGTCTGCTATGTCGTCATCGTCAATCAGCCGTATGTCCAGCCCCTGCGTGAAGTCGCAGGCAGCGCCGGTCTCTCGGTACTGCTTGAAAAGATCTCGCTTGTCCCGGCAGGCCGTAATGTTCGGGTCCAGGACCTTGATTTCCTTCTGCCCGTTCCAGAAATCGGAGACATTTGCCACTTTGACGGCGCATCGGCCCTCCTTCGCTGCTACGTGACAGAACCCGCAGCCTCGCGGGCAGCCTCGGCTCGTCATGCTCACAGCAAAATCAAATTGCGGGTAAATGGAGTAGTCAGGGAACATCTTCTCGATTTCCGACGGAAGCTGGGTGTTTTTGCTCTGATCGAAGTGTTCCTTGCCATCCGCTCCCAGGCTTATGCAGTACCCTGTGCCGCCCTTGATGATCTTGTCCGCGTTCATCGGCTCCGGTTTGTCCTTGCTGTATGCGTCCGAGAAGATCTTGGACATGTACACGATGTCGTAGTGCTCGAAGTCGCTCCACCACCACACCACTTCGTCGCCTTGCGCTTTGTGGTATGCGCTGATCCGCATCAGCGCGAGGTTCGGGAATCGGTGACCATCGACATCGATCAGCCCGATTTTCACGGGGTTTCCTCCAGTAACTCCCAGGTAAAGGTTCCCTTACCTGCGTTTCTCCACTGGCCCAGACCATGGAATTCTCCATGATTGAGCCACTCTTTTACGGCAGCCACGTGACTGTCGTCGAAGCACACCACCGTGAACTCCATTGTCGCGCCGGCGGGGACCTCCTCGCTGCAAGCGAGTGAGACGCGCGGTCCCTGCATGGTCTCCGCTCTCAGGGACCTCTGGCAGGTGGTGACCTCGCCGTCGAACACGATGGGGATCTCGCGCGGCTTGACGAACACGAGCGTGTCGATGATCGATTTGTACGTCGTGAAGCCAAGCTTGCTGCTCTCGTTCACAGCGCTGCCCTTGATTCTCTTGCCGGTGACGGGATCCTTCGGGACCAGCCGCTGCAGAGCGGAGCAGGTCTCTTTGAAGTACCCTTTGACCATGTAGTCATAGATCATGGGCCTTCCGTCCTCCGTCCTGGAGAACACCGTCATCCCGCGCTGTGCCACAGCGTCCACGCCCAGCGCCTCGATCTCTTCCTCAAGCGTCGCCGCGTTCGGCGCGTTTTTCCCAATGTAGCTTTCATAGATTTTGGGATCCGCCGGGCTTGTACCAAGCATTCCCTCCGTGAGTGTGAGTCTGACATGCAGTTTTTTCATTTTGCTTCCATTTCCTTTCTTTTTTTTGTGTGTTGTGCATTGCATTGCCTTTGCTGTGTTATGCATGGCTCGGCATTGCCTTGCCTTCGCATAGCGCCGCGGTCCCATCCCTGCCCTGCTTCGCCTTTGCGCTGCACCGCATTGCCGAGCGGTGCCTTTGCAATACTGTCCTGAGCCTTGCCCGTGCATCTCATGGCTAATCACTGCCCGTGCATCGCATGGTCGCTCACTGCCCTTGCATCGCGTGTCAGTGCGTTGCTGTGCCCTGGCACGGCTCTGCGTTGCCGCCGCTACGGATTGCATTTCTATGCCGCAGCTCCCAGCTCTGCCCGTCGTCGCCGGGGCATTGCACTGCAAAGCCCTCGCCACGCGCCGCATAGCCTAACCGAGGCAGCTCTTTGCTACGCGATGCCTTGGCAATCCTTTGCTGTGCTCAGCCAAGCTATGCCTTTGCTTCGCCCTTCTGAGCTTTGCCGGTGCCATTCGCTGCATTGCCCTGCCACAGCAAAGAAAAGCGTTGCTTTACCGGTGCCATTCGATGCGTTGCCATGCCGCCGCACTGCTTTGCCATGCAGTGCCCTCGCTCGGCATCGCAAGTCTATGCCGTCGCTTGACCATGCGGTGCTTGGCATTGCCGTTGCTGGGGGATCGGGCGGGGCGTGAGTCCGGCGCTTGCACTGCGCGTGTGTATTCTGCCACCGGGAAAAACGTTCCCGCCCTGGTGCGTTGGCCGGGCTTGTGACCGGCCTGCCGCATTACCGGGGATCTCTCCCCGTCACTCTGCGTTTATCAGTACCACTCGCCGTTCTGCCAGCGGACATCGTACTCGTTGTCGTGGACCGTGATGATGTCGCCGTATGCGTGCATCAGGCTTTGGACATCGTCCCATCTATCGTAGTCGTGGAAGTTGAGCCCGTCGCTGTCTCCCTCGAACAGATGGCCTTCGTAGCTGACCGTGTACCGGCCGCAGATCTTCTCACCGTCTTCGTTGAACATGTCGGTCTCTCCCTTCACTTCAGGCGCCTGGCCTGCTCTGCTTGGCACCCATTGGACCAGAGCATCACCTTGCCGTCTGGGCCGCTGTGCCATCTCCGTCTTGCAATGCGAGTAAAGCCTACGTCGAGACGTGCTGCTCTGTTCTCCACCGTATCAATGACAGGATTCGTGACCACTTGATTGAAGCTCAGGCGATCTCGAAACACCTTTGTTATTGTGACGTACATATTCATTCCCCTTTCACCACATAAAACCGAGCCGATCGGCAAGGTCCTCATACACTCTGTCAAATTCGTCTTCCGGCAGCTCGCGGATCGCCTTGTACTGGTACATGTACTTGATGATGTCGCAGTCGCTTCCGGCGAGATTGCACCGGTCGAAGCACCGGTCGATCGCGTTTTCAAGCTTCATCATCTTCGATCCCCTCCTGTGTGATGCGCTGTGGTCGGTGTACAACTGAAGCATGTACCACCCCGAACCCGGTCCTGTGCTCCGTGTGATGTGCTGTGTTGCCTTGTGTGATTTGCTTTGTTCCCTGAGGCAACATTATAGTAACACAAAGAGTTCCCTAAGTCAACACCTTTTTGAAGAAAATTTTCTCTGGTTGTTGACTTAGGGAACAATATTTGCTATAGTATACTCAGCCCAATGAAAGGAGGGGAGATCATGAAAAGCCGCATAAAAGAAATAAGGAAGGCTGCGAACCTGACGCAAGAGGAATTTGCCTCGAAGCTAAACCTCACGCGAAACTTTATCGCTCAGGTAGAAACTGGGGCGAAAGAGCCGAGTGATCGAACGGTAAAAGATATCTGCCGCGAGTTTGGTGTGAATGAGACATGGCTGCGCACCGGTGCCGGATCCAGAACACTGGAGAAAACGCGGGCGGCAGAGCTGGCTGAACTGGTCCAAAGCCTCATGGCCGATCAGCCGGAGAGCTTCCGCAGCGCTCTGGTGACCACGCTCCTGCGCTTCGATCCTGACGGTCCCGAGTGGGAAGCGCTGGAGAGGATCTACGACAGCGTGGCCGCGGAGTATCAGAAGTCGCAGGATCCCGGAAAATAAAAAGAGCCCCGGAGGATTTGACCTCCGAGGCTCTTTTTTATTCGCTCCTTTCTATAATATGAAACAGGAAACTTCCCGCGTGCTCGCACCAGGGGCAGACGCTCCCGGCCTCCGCTGCATCCCGCAGCCGTGTGATTTTCATGCCTGCCGTTTTCAGGATGCCCGCGCATCTGCAGCAGAGCGGTGTCTGTATCTTTCTCATACTGCGTACCTCCGCAGGAACGTATATACAAATTCGAGCGCTGGAAATGGCATGGCCGGCAGCAGCTTTGTGATTTCGTGGATCATGATGTTATTGTCGTTTGTCATCTTTTCGCGCTCCTTTTCTGTTGCAATGTGTCGGTATCTGTCATATAATGGTATGTAGTGCGGAGCCGGACAACCGAGCCGCCAAGCCGTGACCGGCTCCGCCTGCCTGGGATGGTTGTATTTTACTCATACATCGGCGCTTTTAAAAGTGCCGAAAACTGAAAAGAGGTGCTTTTTTATGAGTAATATGCCATCCGAAATTGAGAAGGAGGATTACTCAAATTTGGAACTTACAGCAACAAGAGAAATCATATTGAAATTAAAAGCCGTAAAAAAAGAATATGAGCTTACCATCCCGCGCATCAAAGATATGTGTGACAAAAATGGAGATTTCATCGCGCCGAGTACCCTGCGCCGTGTTTTTGCGGAAGGCTCGGAAGATAACGATTCTTTCTCTTATGATCGCACGCTGGCGCCGCTTGCCCGCGCCCTGCTCTTCCAGGACAACGACGCGGAGGCGGAGAACCCGGAAGCCGAGGCGGACAGGATGGAGGGCCTGCGCGCCGTGATCCTGCTCAAGAATGAACAGATCGACGAGCTCACAGACCAGATCAACGAATTGAAAAAGCAGCTCACCGATCTCCGCGCGGAGTATGACCTGCGCCTGCGCTTCCTCCGGGACCAGATCGAGCTCAAGGATCGCCGCATGGACGAGAAGGACCAAATGATAAACAGGCTGATGGAGAAATGCCTGTGAAAAAGGGGGAACAATAAATGACTCAGAAATGCAAAGACATCTGCACAGAGTGCGGCGAGGAAAAAATGGTCTGGCTGATCAATGACGACATCAGGCTCTGCGACGAGTGTGTAGACTTCCTTGACTTCGTTCAGTGCGACATCTGCGGAGACTTCTACCCGTGCGATTCCGTCGAATTTACCGAGCTTCCCGACGGCAGAGAAGTCTGCGAGTACTGCATGGAGGACATGGAAGAAGAGCCGTAAGGGGTCACCGCGATGAAGAAATTGAACTATGCCTCCATGTTCACGCTCCGCAAAGACGGGCGGTACATGGGGTATTACCACGATCTGGACCCGGACGGCAAGCCCACCGGTCCGCGCCATCCGATCTATGACCGGGATCCGGCGAAGCTGTACCGCAAGATCCAAGAGAAGGAAAGCGGAGAAGCGCCGCCCCTGAGCTTTGAGGCTGCCGCTGACGCATGGGAACGCAAGCACTGGGACAGGATCGGCAGCAAGACCGCCGAGACCTACACCGCGCCCCTGCGCCGTATCAAGCAGCAGTTTTCCGGCATGGATGCCGAGCAAGTCAGTGCGCAGAACATTCAGGCTTTCCTTGCGGATCTGGGCAAGCAGGGCTTCTCCCGGCGCTCCGTGCAGATGCACCGGGACATCCTGAACATGATCTTCAATGACGCCATCGTCGAAAGCGGCCTGCGCTTCAATCCCTGCGTCGCCGTCTCCGTGCCGCGCAATCTTCCGACGAAAAAGCGCGAGCTGCCGAAGGATGCCGCGATCGAGGCGGTGAAGGCAGGAAAGGACGCGCCGTTCGGGCTCTTCGCGCTGGTCTGCCTGTATACCGGCCTGCGCCGCGGTGAGGCTCTGGCGCTGCAGTATGAGGACATAGACCGCGCTGCCGGCGTGATCCGCGTCACGAAGTCCGTGGAGTTTATCGGGAACAATCCGCACATCAAGCAGCCGAAGACGGCGGCAGGCATGCGCACGGTCCCACTGCTGGAGCCGCTGGCAGACGTGCTTCCGGACGAAAAGACCGGGCTGATCTTCCCGCGCGAGGACGGCGGCCTGCTCACCAAAACGCAGTACCGCAAGCGCTGGGTCAAATACTGCGAGGCAATCGGCCATGAGATCACCGCCCACCAGCTCCGCCACGGCTACGCGACGATCCTCTATGAGGCAGGCGTCCAGGACAAGGACGCGCAGGAGCTTCTTGGACACAGCAGCATCTCCGTCACCCGCGACGTGTACACCCACATCCGCCAAAGCCAGAAGGAAGCCACGGCAAAGCGCCTGAATGATTTCCTGAAAGCGCAGCAATCCTGACAACAAATCTGACAACACTTTAACCGAAAATTACCGCCATACGCCGACATTTACCGCATCACTGCTGCCGAAAGCAAAAGCAGAGTGCGGAATATTTTGCACGTAAAATAAAGAAAAAGCCCTTGAAAACATCCAAATCAGGACATTTTTAAGGGCTTTTGTTTTGGTGCTCCAGCGGGGACTCGAACCCCGGACACCCTGCTTAAAAGGCAGACTCTTTCTCTCTGTTTAAGCCATATTTATAAAATCTGACAACATTTTCGACAACAAAGAACAGGGCAGCGCTATTGCACTGCCCCGTCTTGCTCAGATATCCCCGGCGATCCGGGAAGCGTTTTTGATTGCTCTGCGAAGCTCCGGGCTCTGCGTCATCTCGCCCAGGCGCTCCAGCTCTTTGGCGACGTGGTGATCTCCGCCGCCGGATCTCTCCGCCCTGCCGCGTTCGACGCCGACAGCAGGATCATCATAGGACCGGCCGTAAGGGTCCACGCCGTAGCTGCGGGAACGCATGGCGCGCCGCCCGCTTTTCTCCTGCTCATCCTCGATGCCGTGTCTGTCAAGGATCGCGTCGGCATGATCTGCCGCGCTCAGGAGGTACTTGAGGCAGGCAACGTCTGCCGGGTCTCCGCCCTTGATGCTGCCCTTGTAGGTTTCGGCCTCTTCGATCAGCTCGTCGCGCAGTACTTTCAGATTATGCATGCTCGTCCCTCCTTCCGCTTATGCGGCGGAGCGCGCCGCGGGAGGTTGACGGCGTTCACGATTCCGTTTCCGGTCTGGCACAGATTCTGATTCACACCGGCGATGCCGAGGGCCACGTCGCCGAAGCCGGAGGTCACGCTGCTCTGGATGCCCTGCACGCTGGAGCTGAGCATCTGATCGCGGAAGCCGTCGCTGATGTGCTGGGAGTTGTCCAACCAGGGATAGAGCATATCCATCCCGAAGCCGCCCATGCCCGCCATCATCGGCCACATAGCGCCGCCGCCAAAGCCGCCGAAGCCGCCCCAGCCCATCATGAGGGCGAGGATCCAGAGGAAGCCCCAGCCGTCGCCGCCGAACATACCGCCGCCGTTGCCGTAACCCGCGGGAACCACGGGCATGTTGAAGCTGGTGCCGTTGTTCTGATTGAGCATTTTTCATTCCTTTCTACCCCTAATTGTCGGGGTCAGCCGGTCGTTGACCGGGTATTTATTCTCGCCGTCCCGTGTGCACCCGAGGCGGGTTGAATACTTATTTCTGCGGTCGCCTGTTGTACAGCTGCATCGCCGCATTGAAGACGTTGCTGGGGATCTGTCCGCTGCTGCGCAGGTGGTCTATGATCTGCTGCGCGTCGTTCATCCCGTCCGGGATATTCACGCCGAGGCACCCGAAAAAGGATCCGGGATTCTGCTGCATCTGCTGAAAGCCCTGGCGCGGATCCGCGCTCTGCTGCATCTGCTGCGTTTTGTGCCTGTCAAGCAGTCCCATTTTCCGCCTCCTTCTTGATTTCGCCCATCACCGCGGCGATCAGTGCCGGGATCTCCTGCCGGGTGAGATAGTCCTGCAGCACCTGGGTCCCCTCGCGGGGATAGAAGTCCTCCGTGAATGTGTTCCCGACGGCAGTCTTCACGCAGAAGAAGCTGTCGTCCTTCGCGGCGAAGATCTGGTCACAGCCGGAATTGACCTTGAACTGGCTGATCTGGTCGCGGTTGTCCACGAAGATGATCTCAAAGATCCTGCGTGGAAACTGTTCTTCCTGCTGCGCGCTCTGCTGGACCGGAGGCGCCGGTGTAGTCTGCCGATTATTCCGGCCTGCACCTGACAGCTCGCCGAGATAGGTTTCGTGCAGGTTTCCGTTCGCGTCATACCACATTCGTCAATCGTCCTTTCTGTACCAGTAGTAAATCACAACCTCATCGCCGCTGTCGGCGGTGTCGTACCAGTCGCCGTCAATTGCCGTGAGTACATGCCTGCCCGTGTACAGTACATATACACCGTCGGGATGCTCCGCGCAGAATTCCCGCACGGTGTAGCAGTCCGGGCATTCATCCGGCAAAGACTTCCTATAATACCCGTGCTGCCGGAGTACAGCCCACCATACGGCGTTCAGGTCCAGCTGCATTACAGCCATCTTTCCGGCCATAAGTGCAAGCAGGAAAAAAGCCGTCTCCCAGTCTACGTCAAGCGCCAGCGTCAGCGCGCGGGCTGTGCAGTCGTCCGTATTCAGTCCGTTTGGGTTTGGATTGTACTGTCTCCACACATTTCATCCTCTCCCTTCCAGAAAAGATCATCGTCAAGTTCCATGTTTTCGTCCTCGCTTTCTGCCTCCGATTGTACAGAAAAATCCCGCCGTATACGAGCAAGTAAACGGCGGGAAAAAGTATTGAAAAAGTCTTATAGTCTGCTGAACAGGCAATCCTTGTACTGCTTGCAGATGCTCTTGACGTGCTGGGTGGAATAGTTTGTCGTGCATGCTACCTGCTCATGGGTCATTCCCTCATAGTATCGCAGCCGCAGCACTTCCCGGTGGCGTGGGTTTACGACATAGTCCTCAATGACGTTGCACATGTCTCTCCTGCTGTACATAGCTCCCTCCAAAACGCAAAATGCCGCCACTGATCCTGTAAAAAATCAAGTGGCGGCTCGTATTCTGGCGGCTCTGTTCAATTATCCCAGGCAGTGCTTAAAGTCCGAGGTGCGAGAAAACATACGCTGCGACAGCACCGACAAACAGGAAGATCACCTTTTCCACCAGCGCTTCCCAGCGCTTGCCTGGTTTCTGCTCCTGTTCTTCGACTTTGGCGTCGAGCTTCTGGATGGTCTTGTCCATCGTGGCCAAATTGATGCCCATTTTCTCGACGGAGACAGCGAGCTTGTTCAGCACCTCCCACTGTTCTTCGAGCTTGTCCAGGCGGTGCGTGTTCGATTTAGAGCGTTGATCCGCTTCAACAAGCATCTTGATCTGTTCGTCGTTCACATCGTTTGCCTCCTGTAATTACTTGGTGAGCTGCTTGCCGATCTGATCGATACCGGTAGCTGCGAGACCGGATACAATGCCAACGGCGGCAGCAGTCATGATGTCGCCGGCGGGGAAGTCCGGCATGATGCGCATGCCGAGAATGCCCAGAACGGCACCCACAACGCCGCAGATAACAGGGATCCATTTGTTGTCCAGTGGAGACAGCTTGGCAGCCTCGCCAACCAGCCACGCAATTACAGTGATTGCCGCTACGCCTGCGATACCCATGAACTCCATATTACTCTCCTTCTTTGATCTTCTGAGCGATCTGCGCGCCCAGTCCGTAAGTGTTGGTGTCCTTCACGATCTCCCCTCCGAAGAGGGCAGCGCCGGTTTCGGGACCGACGATCCCATCTGGAGTTAGTCCGTTCCGCTGCTGGAATTGCCGGACCGCGGCCACGGTGTTGCCGCCGTACTCGCCGTCAGCTCCATCCGGGCCGCAGGAGCACAATGCCGCAATCAATGCCGCCTGTGCTGCCTTGACAGCTTGTCCAATGTCGCCCTGGCTCAGATACGGCAGACGTAACATGTACGTGCGCTTTGCCGGTGCTTCCGGTTCGGGCGGTTCGGCAGGCTCAGTATCTTCCGCCGTGCTGTTCTCATCCGCTGCCAGCGCCCACTGGGGCCGCCCATAACCGGCAATCGTGGTGTCGCTCACGCTGTAGCAGCGTTCCGCCACGCTGTCGGAGCTGTTGCCCTCAATCGTGACGACGCTGCCGCCTGCCACGCGGGACACGATGCCCATGTGGTTGATATCGCCGGAGCGGTAAAAGAAGATCACGTCGCCCGGCTCGGGCGTTCGCCCGCGCTCGATCCACGCGCACGCCGCCTTGAAGAAGTCCGCGCTTGCCCGGCAAAGAGCGCTTCCGCCGCCGATGGGCTGGTAAAGCATCGCCGCGCCGATCTCAAGGCCGAAGCAGGCGACAAAGCAGGCGTTGACAAAGACATTGCACCACGGCTGGTTCTGCGCGTTCCAGCCGAGAAGCTGCGCCATCTCCGGCGCGGCTGCGTATTTGTTCCAGTTGTTCGAGCCTTCCCGGTATCCGAGCTGGTCCATGGCGTAGGAAAGCAGCTTGTATTTTGCCTGCTCTATCGTCATAGCTCAGTCATCCTCCGTCAGCAAGCCGCTGAGGCTCTTTTCGTCATCGTCGTCCATAGTTACCTCATTTGTTCGTTGTCCCAAGGACATTGCGTTCAGCGCGATCCTCAGCCCTTTTGTTCATCCACATCAAAGCTTCCTCGATGTGAGTTAAGGCACAGGCGTTTTCACGCGTGGCATATGGGCCATCCTGAAAAGCCCGCAGGCGGTCGCGAACAATCTCAAGAAGATCTCCGTCGAGGACTCCATGCTGAGAAGCCGGATCATTACGTGGACCTTTCTGAAACTGGATCACCATAACAGGTTCTCCAGTTTCAGGGGTTTCGTTCGCCATGTAGATGTCATACTCATGATATCCACCTCCGGGACCTACTTCGCAGTCTCGGTAAACGGCGTTCAGATTGTTTCTCTTCTGGATGGTGGAAAGCTTTACTACTTCCATGTTTTATCCTCCGTAGCGGTTTTTTAAGCCTCCGGTGCAGGGTCAGCCGGGAAGCCGCCCATGCTCTTGCGGTCGAGCTGATTGCCGTAGATGTCGTTTACGTAAACGGTCTGGATTTGCCGCTCGTTGTTGTCGCGGCACATCGACGCCCACGTTTCGGAGAAAGCAGCGTCTGCCATGCGTCTGGCCTTGTCCACGTCCCCGCCGTAGGTTTTGGAGTCTACGATCTGCGGGAACCCGTCGAGCGTGTGGTTAAATCCGTTCTTGTCCACGATCTGCGCGTTGATGATGTAAATGTTTCTCATAATATACCTCCTTACAAAGTGCTAATCATCGTAAATGAGAACCAGTTATTTTTGGGGACAGCAGACTCAACCTCTATTCTGCCGTTAGTCCCTGCTTTGATCCTGATAACAGTGCCACCAGGCGCGGCGCACGTTGCAAAACATTCGTTTGATATGGCGAACCCTATATTACCTATACTTGTATTTGACTGTAAATCTAACAAGAGATTAAAATAGCCAGATATAATAACTATTCCGTTAATTATAACTGAATATAGTCGACAATTGAGATTCATGTTGACACGCTCCGCATTATACGTACCCTCAACTGTCGTTTTCTTTGCAATTTCAGTCAGCTCTCTTCCGGCAGTTACAGATCTGATATTCCCGCTGTCGGGCGTAGGGTCGAGCGTCTGCCCTTGCGTTATGGTGGATGCCGTCACCTTGTAGAGCTGCCCGTTGTAGACAAGATAATCACCGGCTGCATAGGCTTTTGATGCACTGCTTGTCGGCTCAATCGTAGCAAGGCTCCCCATCAGCTTCGGCGTATTCGTCCACTCC